TGAATGCCAACTGGAGGGCGGGGAAGCGGTTGGGAAGGAAGTATGTGGCGAGGAAGGAGGGTGGTGGGATACGTGTCTGGAGGTCGGAATGAAAACACCTAAAGAACTGGATGTGTTGAGGAAGGCTGAGTGGTTTGAGGATACGCCGCAGATTGTTGATTGGTTAAAAGAACATGGGATGCAGAATGAAGCTAGACATGTTTACAAAATGCATGTTTACCACAAGGCATTGATAGCAGAGATACGGCGATTACGCCGGGTTATACGGAGGAATCAAAATGAGCAACGTGATTGAATTGCATGAAGACTATGTGGATATGGCGGCTGATGACTACTGGAAAGATGTGCGCCGTATGAATCATGCCGAGCTGGTGATGGAGTTGCGTCGGCAACATGCCAGATCAGCTAACCTGCTGGCTGAATGCTTGGCAGAACTATCTCATTTGCGGAAGGTAATAGATGGAGACGCTTACGAAAGACGAATCCCGTTATCGTGAGGAACTCTTGCTGTCTAGGCGCGTCCTGAAAGAAGAAATGGGCAGGGCGATAAGAGCAATTACGCCAGCAGAAAAGAAAGAACTCGTAAATACGTGGAAAGAAACCTACAAGCCAGAGCTTGCGAGAGAACTACTGAGGGTTGCTAAAGACAAAGAAGCCAGATACAGGATCGCTAACTGGAATCTGGGTAACTTTGAAAACAACCGACGAAAGACAAAATGAAGATACTTATTGCCGGGGGAGCAGGGTTTCTGGGATCACATTTGTCAGAACGACTGCTTAGAGAAGGACATGACATTACTGTTGTTGATAATCTAAACACTGGTAAGAAAGATAACATTAAGCATCTGTTCTCCTATGCCAAGTTTTCTTACCTATCCGCAGATATTCAGCATATTGGTGTTCCTAACTTTGTTCAGACCTTTGACCGCATCTACAACCTAGCCTGTCCTGCCAGCCCACCTCACTACCAACTCAACCCTATCTACACCATGCTGACCTGCGTGAATGGCACAAACAATCTGCTGAAGATTGCGAAGTGGCATGGCGCTAGGTTTCTGCAAGCTTCTACCAGCGAAGTGTACGGCGATCCTGAGATACACCCGCAGACAGAGGAATACTTAGGCAATGTGAGCTGTATAGGCATCCGTTCATGCTACGACGAGGGCAAGAGAGCCGCAGAGAGCCTCTGCTTTGATTACAAACGTATGCATGACATAGAGATCAGGGTAGCGCGGATATTTAACACCTACGGCCCAAATATGCGCCCTGATGATGGCAGGGTGGTATCCAACTTTATCTGCCAAGCCCTGCGCGGAGAACCTATCACCATCTACGGAGATGGAACCCAGACCCGAAGCTTCTGCTACGTGGACGATATGGTAAGTGGCTTAATTGCCATGATGGAATCTAACCTGACATTAGCCAACATAGGCAACCCGGACGAGTACGAAGTCAGGGATATGGCAGAGATTATTGTCAAAATGTGTGACTCTAAAAGCGAGGTGGTGTTTATGCCGCTGCCTTACGATGATCCAACAAAGAGAAAGCCAGACATTTTCCGCATGGAGAGTATTGGCTGGAAGCCAACAACCAAGCTAGAGCAAGGATTGCGTCAGACGATTAACTATTTCAAGGGGATTTTGAAATGAAAACAGTAGCAGTGGTAACGGCGACCACTGGCAGGGAAAGTATCCTGCAAGCTATAGCCTCAGTCCAAGAGCAAACCTATACCTGCCAGCATTATGTGTTTGTAGATGGCCCCTGTGATGTGCCAGAAGAAGTGTTTGACTACACAAACACTGTAGTCTTGCCAAAACCAACGGGGAAAAACGGCATTATGAATGGCGGCATTGTTGCCGCTTCTGCTTATCTGGTCGAAGAAGACTATATCTGCTGGCTAGATGACGATAACTGGTTTGAGCCTGAACACGTAGAAACGCTTATGGAGGCCATAAAGTACAAGCAGTATGCGTACAGCCTACGTAAGCTGATGAACCCGGATGGTACGTTCTGGGATTATGACGATTGCGAAAGCCTTGGGGTGCGTAGTGAGCTTATAGATGTGAACTGCTACATGATGGAACGTAAGCTTGCCTGTGGTTTTGCGCCCCTGTGGTATCACACCACTGGCACATTGATGATTGGCGACAGATATATGCTGCAAGGATTAAAGCAACACAACATTCCTTATGGCGAAACTGGCAAGTACACCGTCAACTACCGCTTAAATCCGCAGCGCGACCTGCGATCTTTCTTCTTTCAGGGCAACATACAAAACCGTAGCCGCTTTCCAGATGGACTTCCTTGGGTGAAATAATGAATATTGCAGATCAAGTCATTGCCAAAATGCGCGGCCCCCGCAACATGCACATCATTTGCGTGGACGTAACCAACAAGTGCGATCTAGCTTGCTCTAATTGCACCCGCTTGCTGGAGAACCAAACAGGCTTTTGGGATATAACGCCGGATAACTTCCGGCTTGCCCTGCGTAGCCTTGCTGGTTATCACGGCATCATCGCCATGATTGGCGGTAATCCCTGTATGCACAAGAACTTCGAGGAACTCTGCGAGATATTTGCGGAAGAGGTGCCTAACAAGTTCCAACGCGGCTTGTGGACTAACAATGTCTTCAAGCACGGGGAGCTTGCGCTAGAGACTTTCGGTACATTCAATATCAACACGCACGGCAACTACCGCGCAGAGTCCATGATGATCGACTTTGCCAAGGACGCTAAAGCCAGAGGCGCTCTTGTCTGGGCATATACAGGCTACAGCGACCACTCGCCCTTGCTGACCGCCATTAAAGACATATATCCAGAACAGGAGATGTGGGAAAAGATCGGCAATTGCGACATTAACAAGGAATGGTCAGCTTCCGTAGTCCAAAACCAAGGCGAGTTGCGCGTGTACTTCTGCGAGGTAGCTGCGGCTTTTGACTTGGCTAACGGCACAGATAACGGAATGCCAGCACAAGTAGGCTGGTGGCAACGCCCAATAACTGACTTTTCTGAGCAGGTTAAAAAGTTCTGCCCAAATTGCGGCGTTCCTGCGAAGTTAAAAGGAAGCAAAGACTTTGAGGAAACGGACACTTACACAAAGTCTAACGAAGACATAGCCAAGAAGAATCCTAAACGCAAAGTCATTATGCTGGAACATGCAGAGTCTAAGTCTGGGCGCGTAACGCTCTACAACCAGAACATGCTATGAAATTTAACCTCAATCAGTTCTACAAGTTTTGTTCTCAACTAAAGATTGAGACAAAAGAACAGGGTTTGCGGAAGATGGACAATCTTCTGGGTACGCAAACTTATGTTATGGAGGAAATAGCGACTGCGCTGGAAAATAACATTCACTTCTTTGTTATTTTGAAAGGCCGACAGCTTGGCATTACGACTATTTCTCTAGCCCTAGACCTTTACTGGCATTACATCAATCATGGACTTAATGGAACACTGGTCACAGATACTGAAGAAAACCGAGACATGTTCAAAGGCACACTTACAGCCTACATGGACGGTTTACCAAAAGAGTACAAAATACCCATTCTTTCCCACAATCGTAACTCGCTTGCACTCAAGAACCGAAGTCGAATCTTTTATCAGGTTGCAGGGCTTAGAGCGAAAGGAAGTCTTGGTCGTGGCAAGGGCATCACGTTCCTTCACGGAACAGAAACCTCGTCGTGGGGAGATGAGGAAGGACTAGCATCGCTGCTTGCCTCGCTTGCGGAAACCAACGAGAGGCGGCTGTATATCTTCGAGTCCACTGCGCGTGGATTTAACATGTTTCATGACATGTACATCACTGCAAAAAGAGCAAGATCACAACACGCTATCTTCTGCGGCTGGTGGCGCAACCAACTCTACAGCGTTCCCGGTGACTCCCAACTCTACAAAGTGTATTGGGATGGGAAGCTAACGCCTGAAGAAAAGGAATGGACACGCGACATTAAGAAGCTCTATGACGTAGAGATCAACTCGCGGCAGATGGCGTGGTGGCGCTGGAAGCTTTACGAGGGCATCAAGGATGATGCGCTGATGTATCAGGAGTTCCCGCCTACTGAAGACTATGCCTTCATCATGACGGGTACTAGCTTCTTCTCTAATGCCCGTTGCACTGACGCTATGAAGGTGGCGAAGAAGATAGATTGCGACTTTTATCGCTACAGCATGGGCGCAAACTTCCAAGACACGGAAGTGTTGAAATCAACAGAACGGCTGGCTACGCTAAAGATATGGGAGGAACCAATTGATACGGCTTATTACGTTATTGGCGCTGATCCCGCTTATGGCAGTTCTGATTGGGCTGACCGCTTTTGCATACAAGTCTTCCGTTGCTACGCTGATGGCATGGAGCAAGTTGCAGAGTTCTC